ATTCGGCACTCAAGCAACACCGTCGCGACCTCTGTGACGTCCAATTCGGGGGAAACCCCATCGGAAAGATTTCTTTCGGTGGGGGCCCCCCGGAAGGGGACGCCTCAGGAAGTCGCTTTCGGATGCATGATTACTCGAATCGCCTTCGCCTTTTTGTTCGGGCGCTTCTCTCTGAGAAACGCCAGAAGAAAAGGCCTTTCCGGGTCTCAACAAATGATCCCCTTCCCTCTGTGTCCGCCCACTTTGGGCTTCCCGGACACGGTAAAAAGTACTCCGGCGGTGCCGCTTCCTTTGTCCTAGGACTCTGGAGCGAATCCGTGAAAGAGTCGTTGCAGGGCAAGACTCCTAGCGAAGTACTTCCTTCGGGCTTTTCCTCCCTCTCCTCCTTCGGTTGCAAGAATGCTTTCCCTGAGGTTGATCCTGCTGTTCAAATCTTTGAGCAGAAGATCCATCAGGGATTACTTTCAGAACTTAAGGAGGTGAAGGCGAGCCCGATCGCAATCGCGGAACCTCTTAAGGTCCGTATTGTTACCGCCGGTCCTCCGATTTTGTATTGGCTGGTTAAGCCACTCCAGGAGTATCTCTGGGCTATGCTTCGTTCCTACTCAGACATTTTTTGTCTGATCGGGGAAGAGGCAACTGCCAAGAATACTTTCCTCGAGCTTCAGGAGGGAGAGTCATATATTTCGGGAGACTATAAGCAGTCTACCAATGACCTCAAGCAGTGGGCAAGTTTCGCTGTAGCCGACGAGATTTGTAATGTTCTCAACATCACTGGTCTCGCCCGCCGCTGCGTCATGGCTTCCTTGTTCAATAATACTTTGGTGTATAAGTTCAAGGATGGGAAGGTAGTTTCGGATGTTCAAAAGAACGGTCAACTCATGGGCTCTCCCCTGAGTTTCCCGATCCTTTGCATCGTTAACTATGTCGTTTGCCGCCTCTCCATGGAGAGGGGTGATTGGTCCGAATCCTCTCTACGATACTACGAAACCCGCTTGCGGGTTAACGGGGATGACTGTGTCTTCCCCGGTAGTCAAGCCACATTTAAGGCCTGGACAGAGATAGCCACGGATTTTGGCCTGGTGCCAAGTGAAGGAAAGACTTATGTCTCTCCTCATTGGTATCAGATCAATTCCCGTTGCTTCAATGTCCGACGCCGGGAAACCCGGATTGAATGCTCTCCGGTGGGACTGTATAGCCCTGGATATTTAGTTCCTTTCTCTCCCAAGGGGGGGAAAGTTCGGACTCTCCAGGACCTGCAGGCACTAGCCGAAAACTTTCTTTCTGAGCTTCCCAAGCGTCTTCAAAATGAAGGTCTATTGTGGTTTCTGCGAGCCCATTCCGCCCTCCTAAAAAGAGCGCGGGATCGGTCATACTTCTTGCCGCAATGGCTTGGAGGTCTTGGCCTCCCGATAACCCGATGGGATATCGGGGTCCGACACCGCCATTTAGAAGTAGCAGAGTTTTTACGTCGGAAACGCAAAAACCTACTCGCAGATGATCTTGAAGTAGAGGGTTTTCCTGACTGGTATGAGAGAGGTAGTCGTTTGATGAAGGAGAACAGGTGGATGGTAAAGGCGGCACAGTTGAAAGCCAAACCCGGGGCCTCAGCCCCGGGTACGGTTCACCCTTTGCCCTACATGGAAC